TGGTACGTAGAGATCATGGGGAAGGTCGGCCTTTCGAAGAAGTCTCCGATCGAAGAGCTCTTCGAGTCTTTTGATATTTGATTTACTTAAAAATACTATTATGGAGTGCCTCGCGGTACGCCACCACTAGCTCATCGTGCTCTCCGTTCATACCCTTGAACCGAAAGCTCGAATCTAAATTCTCTAGGATCGCGCGATCCTGCTCGACGATCGCCTTGCCCATGAGTATGAAGAGCGCGGAAGGGACGCCAAAGTTCTGACTGAACCCTACGAACATTTTGGTCGTGAATTCGTCGATCGGGCACAGCGTCACGTACGTCATGAGTACCTTGTCCCCATGAACGACCACGTCGCTCCACGTAGTGTACGGGAGAACAAACGCGTGGAAGTTGTGCGTCGTCGAGAGCCCGAACAGCTTGGTCGACAGTGCTTTGCGGTTCGGCACGTAGTCAAACTCGATGGTGTGCCCTTTGTGTACGACGTTCGTGGGTTTTTCACCGGCTGTCCCGAAACCAAGGGGATTCGCGTGGACCCATGAGGCGTGACACGGGTCGATTCCGTTCTCTATGATCATCTGGGCGGATTGCTTGATGGTGGCCTCGAACCACGTTGTGCTGAACCCAGGTTCGGTCACGTGTGGCACCTCGGGCGGGTCGGGCCCGTCTAGACCCTTGGGGCGGACCCACAAAAGGCCATACTGATCTTTCTTATCAAAATCAATCTGTAGAAGTTCAGCACAATCGTTGCCCCAAGGTTTGCACAGCTTCTTCTCCGTGTATTTCCATCCATGATACGGGCACTCTAATGAGCCGTCCCGGAGCACCTTGCCACCTGATAGTGACGCGCCGCGGTGCCGACACGCGTCCGAAGTGATCTGAACCTCGTGGTTATGATTACGCCACACGACGTAATTGCGATTCGAGAGGGTCACTTTGCGCGGCTGTGTGCCTAGCGTCGACGTGCGCGTCAGAGCGATCCAGCCCTCCATACCTTAGACGGGCGAGATATTTTTATGTTCACCAGTATAAATGGACTTTTACACTTTGATATTCTGGATTGGGTTTCTGACCCTGATCATCATTCACGCGCAGATGCTCAACACGAGCACACGTCACGCGGTCATTTCGATCGTCGCCGCGTCAGCGATGTTTGTCGGCTCCAAGATTGGGAGAGAGTTTTTGGGAATTGGTATTTAAGGCTTTGTTTCACATTGTTAGTAAGAAATGATATTCACTTGGCTAGAAGACGATGAACTTCGCGAAATCGGCTGGTCCGAGGATCACATACGTTCGGGCCTAGTGGGGCAGGTGGCTGCGTTCTTTTTCGTGAAGGACAAGGATGACGTGTATAACGTCCGGCGGCACTTTATGCGCGGTTCGTACGACTGCGAAGAGAACGTGACGTTTCGCGGCGAGGAATGGGCCGCTCTCATCACGACGTGGATTTAAAGGCGTCGAGCGTATGAAATCCAAGTAAAAATGAACAAAGGAAAGAAGTGGACACCCGAAGAGGATGCGCTTCTCCTACGTGAACTGGCCACCACCACTAAAATTGAAGAAATTGCAATTTCGCATGGCCGCACGAACGGAGCCGTGTCGTCACGATCGCGCCGAATTGCATCTGTGTTCTATTGTGATGGTATGTCAATGGACGAAATCATGAAACGATGCAGGTTGATGAAGCAAGTGCTCATCAAGACTCTGCAACGAAGAGGACTGCTTAAAAATGAAAAAGCCTCTAGTTATAACGAAATGGCAACTCCCATCGACCGCCTCGTCAAAGTCAACGAAGCCCTGACGTTTGCGGCGGGAATTCCACAAAACAAATGGGACTATGGGAAGTACAAGGAGATGTATGAGAACAATCTGAAAGAGGGGCGCAAGAGGCTAGATGATCACAAGACGAAAATTTCTGAAATGGAAAACAAATGCCGTCTTCGAGGAGTGGAAGAGGCTGAAATTCAGAAGAGCGTATACCAGTCATTTTCTCACGAGCATATTCAACTTCTGCAGGGGGTCATCTCCGCCAAAAAGACACTGGCTATGATGGATGTGGGGACGGTTGTAGAGCTGACGCGTCAGAAGATCGCGATACTCGAAGAAATCGCGTCCTGTGAGCCTCAGGGTCTCTTCGCATACGTCTAAAATTACCCAAAACTGACAGATACGACCATGGCTGCCACCCTCGCCAAGTTCGCCTCTATCCCCATCAAGTACGCGCCTAAGCGCAAGGTCCTTGAATTCGCCGCGCCTCAGTGGAAGAACAAGCTCGGCGAATTCAGTGATCCGGATGTCCTGAGTTGGATTAACAACCTTTATCAGGCCAAGGCCTTCCCGACCCAAAAAGACTTTAATGCGGCCTACGATCATGCCATCTCACTGGGATTGTGGCCCAGTGAGATGGTCTGTTGGCGGAATAAGACGATGGTTTTGACCAAGGAGGACGTCGACAATTTCGAGGAGGAATTCAACGGCGGGGCGTTTGACGGGTCACAGACTGCCGCGCAGAAGACGCTGACGAAGATGCGGGCCGCGCTGGAGACGGGCGAGAAGGTGATTTACGTTTATTAAGCCTCTTCGTCATCGTGTTGTTCCCTTTCACCTTAACACTGGCCTTGTATCCTTTGTGCTGATAAAAGGCTATGGCATTATTCACGGGGTCCATAATCCGAACTTTACGGACCCCGCGGTTACGCGCATTATTTTCAATTTGATTTAATAAAATTCCTCCAATTCCTCTTCCCGGTTTCGTCCCTATAACATAGAGTTTCATTGTCCCATTCGACTTGTTCCGGCCAAGAATCGCAAATCCTAGGATGGTGCCGTTTTCATTTACGGCGATGTAATTGCGTCCGCGCTTTTTGAAGTAATAATTGAAGTGGCCTCGTTGATTATTAGGATCCATAATATTTTTCACGTACTGGAAGATTGTGTTTTTGACCGAGTTGTTAATGGCCCATTGACCACGTGTACCCTCCACGATCGCATAGTTCATTAATTTAAGTAGAGAATTTAACGCTCACGAGCCCACGCCTTCTCAAGATCCACCAGTTCCTGAAGCTCCTTCTTGTAGCGGTCCGGGTGCGTGATCTGGGCGTACTCAGCCTCGAGCTTCGTGAGAGGTGCACGGAGTTCCGTATGCTCCAGACGCTTTTTGGCCAGTCGCTCTTCGAGAGCCTTGATCTCATCCTCGAGCTTCACGACCGGTCCATGATTGAACGCCTTGATCTCATTGTTCTTCGCCTTTCGCGCATCCTTGTCCACCACACACGCCTTGATTTCAGCGCGCTTCTCAGCCATCCACTCCCCGTGAATCTTCCACTGCTCATCGTCGTCCAGACCTACCCAGCGACCCTTGGCCTCGGCGAACGCCTCCCATGCCTGTGCACGAGCAGCGTCTAGTCCCTGCTCGTCCCGGGCCCAGTCAATCTCACGACGGTGCTCCTCGACCCCCTCATAGATCATATCATAGCTGCAAGGCGGGTAGCCCTCGTAATCCTCTGGCCCCGTCTCAAAGTCGGCGTCTCCACAGCACACAAAGCCATTCTCGTCCTGGTCGATGGAAATTCCCCAACCCATTTCTGGTTGAAAATTAAGCGCCCTTGCGCTTTATTACATGATCAGGCCGCGCCGATGCATGAGAAGCTGTGCGGTGTTCAGAATGTTGGAGCCATGGGTGCCACCGGCTGCCATCCACTTGTTATACATGCCATTGTAGATGTTAACCATCGCGCCACGGTTCGTCTGGCGCCGAAGGTTGTTCAGCTTTGTGCGGAGCATACCCATGATGCGCTCACGGGGACCCACCCGAGTGGCGTTGTTTCCACGCACACGAGCCATCGTCATGCGGTATCCCCGGCCGCGCAGTCCTGTTGAATTATTGTTGGGCGTGTAATACATGTTTTTGAAAGTCTTCTGAATAACCTTGGCTGCTCGACCCCGCCGGCGCGGTGCGTTTCTGGCCACCGCCGCCGTCCGCCAACGACGGGCCAATTCCTGCTTGAGGGCGGCAATCTGGGCCCTGTACATATTTTTGTAAGCGTTGGGCATATTCATCGTAGCGAGAGCCATCTGACGTCCCTCGAGTTCCTCCATCAAGTTCGCATTTGAGCGACCGTTATTCATTTATATTATCTTGGAATAAAATAGATGAAACCCCGTCATATCACTCTCCGACGCGCATGGCCTGAACGGTACTTTACGGGGCTGAGCCGGTCTATGAAATTAAGAAGGGAATTGGAACTCATGAGGAGACGCAAGGCGCCCTACAGCAAGTTGCGCATGGGACGGTCGAACAAGGGTGGGACGAAGCAAAAGTCAAAATGGACTCTATTATTTCACAAAACATATCCAGGTCTGAAGTTTAATAAGGAGGCTATTTCGCGTCGAACGGGAATTAGCCGTTCGACGCTCAACACGGTCTATAACAGAGGCCTCAAGGCGTGGAAGACGGGCGGGAGCCGCCCAGGAGCGACTCCACAGCAATGGGCGGTGGCGAGAACATATAAATATGTCCTCCTCACAAAGGGCAAGGCGCCTCGGGCATGGTACGTGGGGCGCGCAGACCCCGACCAGAACCTGCGGCGCTAGTGACTCTCCAGGTAGCGCAGAGCCCCGTTCGTGTCCTTGGCGTTCAGGAAGGTGCGCAGCCTTGCCATGCGCTCGGTCAAGTTCTTGGCCCCGGACGATTTGAGGTAGTTGTGCCAGTAGGCTTCCGCCCAATTGGCTTGGTAACTGTAAACGACGGCATTGAACTTGGCGTCGTTTGCAATCCGGATAGCCTTGCGCGCGTTGCGAATGTACTCGCGCTGGACGGCGTTCATGGTTGATTTGACATTGTCTGTGATGTACCTAGGGTTCACACGACGCGTTTTTTAGCCCCGGTTCTTCATTATATTACTCATGACTGAATTTAAAGCAGGAGTTGGTAGGTTCGCGAAAGTACCAGTCTTGAAATTTTTGAAGAATAATACACGAGTATGATTATTAAGCGGATTGTTGACGTTTCGGTTGGTATTTTTATTAAACCCTAACTTATTCATTATATAGGCGCTTACCGGCTGCTTAAGTGTACCGGCTAGAGCTGCCGCCTTGTTTTGATTGGTCAGGAATGAGGATGATTGCGTCACGGCCACGGCGCCTAGTTTTTTGGACGCGGCGCAAAAAAAAGCGCGAATAATTGTGCCATACCCAGGGCCGTTATTCGTAGGTCTAAGGTTACCACTTTTGGAGTATCTATTCTCGGTGCGGCCGAGTGAAATTTTTGTCGTGAAGAAAAATTTATCGGCGCTGTGCATACTGATCGCACAATTGAGTTCGGCGATGGTGTTTCCATTGGCACGATCGATGAATTTTATAATAAAATCATACTTGGAATTATCAGACCCGGGTATACACTGGACCTCGACATTGCGTTTCTGAAGAATAGGAGCCTTCCCGTATGATACGATCAACTCGCAAAACTTCGTCACCAGAACAGCACGCACCATTCTACTAGGAACCATTGATCCATAGTTTTTGTTATTCACGAGGCTAATCATTCTACCGAGGTTCTTGGTGTTATATGCCGTCTTCAAGTTTTTCTTGAAATTTTCCATTATTGTTGTGGTATATTTTTTTTAAGAGTCCTCTCGGCGTCCCGTGAAATATTCCTGAAGTTCCTTGGCCAGTCTTAGACCCCGTCGGGTCAGACACGTCACTCCTGAATTTGAAACTGAAATATCTAGGCACGGGTCAAAACTATTTTTGGTCAAAATTTCCCAACGTTCTTTGTAACGGCGGTCCTCGAAGCGCCCGTGCCAATGGTGAAGTATAGTACCAGGAACATATGAAACCTCGAGGCCTTTACAGGCTCTCTGATAATCGTTTAATAGGTTCAAATAGTTTGGACTTATGTTACCGGGTGCAGAGTCCTTGACGCGCCCGATCCACGCGAGTGCCATGTGTCGGTCACCCGAGCCCAGAATCGCCCAGTCGACGAGGCCGTTCATCTGCTCAAACGCCTTGCGTGTACAGGCCCAAGCGTAACCAGGGTGCCAGAATCCGTACTTGTCCGTTTTCGTGTAAGGCGTCCCACTGTCCCTGTGCATGTACCCGAACCCCCTGTCAATCTTGAGGGACTCTCCGGTGGGTCCGAGGTTCACGGCCGTTTGGAATAGCTGGACGATGTCATAGGACTCGAGTTCAGTGACGGTATCCTTGACCCAATTTACGTTCAAAAATGTAAGATCCGCGTCGACCCACGCCATGTACTTCCAGTTGTCCGGGAATTCGGTGACGGCCCTATTCACCAGGTTTTCTTTTATCCAGATCTGGTCTGGAGTTTGTAGCTTCAAATGACGCCACACGGGCAGGGCTGGGAGGGGGGCGGGTCCCAGAGCCTCTGCTATGACGATCCTGATACCTCTCGTCTTTGAAATTCTGTTTACAAATTCAAGAAATAATTGCCGTCTTCGCCTGAATCCACAAAAGTTGAAATAAGGCAAGACGACATACAAGGGGTCTTGGGTGTTGCGCGTAAAGCACGACATTCTATATTTAATTCACTTAATTATTTCGTCTCGTGTCTATCCATGAGAAAGTCGGCAGTATCAAGAAACATGCACAATTCCCATATAGATCCGATAGTAGGGCACCATGTGTTGGACTCTTCACCAAAATGGATCGGGTGCCAATTTGGCAAAAATTTCGCCGTCACCAAGTTCTTCATACAATCGTCGACGAAAACGTGGGTTTGCACCCTTGAAAAGTTGGCGTAGGCCCGAGCCTCTGGCTTGATGTGAGATGTTATGAGATTGTCGCCCGGACAGCGAAGGCAAACCTCGTCACTTATCGCCCGTGCGACCCGACCGCCCCAAACGGCCGGTGCGTTCGTGAAGAGGGTCACGTTCCAGCCCTTCTTTGTGAATTCAGAAATCTCCTTAGCCTCGAGTTGGAATTCAGTACCGTAAATAACTTCGGCCAAATGCTCCAAGACGCGCTTATCATACACCTTTTCGTTAAAATCACTCGCATCAATCTGAAAAGACTTCTGGAGCCCCCGAGCCGTGTGGCCGTGCGTCATGTACAGTACGCGGTTGACGTCGCGGGGGTTCTTGGCCTCTGGAAGCTTCGAGGCTACGTACCTTACACAGTTTTCTTGAACATGTGCGAGAAGGAGCTTGTCGCGCACGAGGACTCCGTCGATGTCTAGTATAAGGGACTTTATGGCCATCTTATTATTCAAACAGGTTAATTCTCTATATAAAGGCGTGTATCGTTGGATGTGTACAATGGCACTCAATGTCACTAAGCTGGTACCTCATGCAATTCTGCCTACGCGCTCAACCCCAGGTGCCGTTGGGTATGATCTGTTCAGCATTGACAATTACGTCGTACTCCCTGGCCGGCGCGTGGTCGTCTCGACCGGTATCACCGTCAATCTCCCGCCAGGAACTTATGGACGTATTGCACCTCGTAGTGGACTGGCCGTAAAGCACGGTCTGGACACGTTGGCGGGTGTGATCGACCCTGACTACACGGGCGAGGTCAAGGTGGTCCTGCAGAATCTGGACGTCAATCAGCCATTCGTAATTCGTCCAGGTTACCGTATCGCCCAGCTGATTCTGGAGAAGTGCGTGACGCCCGAGGTTATTGAGGTGCCGGGCGAGTGCACGGGCCTCGTCACGGAGCGCGGCGCGGCGGGTTTCGGCTCGACTGGAATTTAAATCTAGACAAAAATTAGAACATGAATTTTGTGACCTATATTATTCTTGGGGTCCTCGGGGTTTTCATAGCCGCCACTATACTACAAAACGTCATGCAAACTGACTTTTTCAGGTACGGAGGGTCAAACAAATTGATTCTCTCTTTAACACGGGATATATCCCAAGAGGGTAGAAAGTATGGGCCGCGCGTTTTTACGTTTTGGAACCTTTCGCACATTCTTTATTTTGCACTAGGATCGTACCTTTTTCCAGATAAAAGACTTTTACTGTGGATGCTGGGCCTCGCGTGGGAGATTGGTGAAAGTTTTACAGGGGTCATGAACCCTCTGGATATTTTATGGAACAGTATAGGTATTTTAATCGGTGCTGTACTTAGAAACATACAGCCCTAAACTCACAAGTTATGGCCACCTTCCAAGCCGTCGCATGGGACGGTCAGGATCAGGACGACCAATTTACGATCAGAATTTTTGGTCGTGCCGAGGACGGCAGATCCGTCTCCCTCGGGACGAAATTTAATCCATACTGTTTCGTCAAGACGGACAAGGACTTGAAAGGATTCATCAAAAGCACTTTTTGGCGCAACCTCGTGTCGTGTGAGGTTCACCGCGGCAAGGATCTATGGGGGTTCCAAAATGGCGAGCTCTCCCGCTTTTTGAAGGTGACTTTCAAATCGCACAGGGCCCTCAGAAGTTTTGCGTATTGCGTGGACAACAACAAACACTCGGAACTCGCCGGGTGCCGGATGTACGAATCAAACATCGACCCAGTCCTGCGATTCATGCACGTGTCTGGATGTACATCGACCGGATGGATCGACCCTGGACTTTGTGAACCTGACGCCGAGTCGACGTGCCAGGTGAATCTGTGGGCGCCCAACTGGAGATTCATCACTCCTTTGGTCCGGGACGACTTTGCGCCTCTACGAATCATGTCGTTCGACATTGAGTGTTACTCGAGTACGGGAGCGTTTCCGGACCCCAAGAACCCTCATGACGTCGTGTTCCAGATTGGCATGACGACCAAGGAGTTTGGGAAAGAGGGATTTCTGGACCGCAAGTGCATGTGTCTCAAAGAGACTGCTGGACCGGACGTGGAGTCTTTCGCGACTGAGAAGGAGCTTTTGAAGGCGTTCGAAAAGTACCTGATCAAAATCGATCCGGACATTATCACGGGGTGGAACATATTCGGTTTCGATTTAGAGTTTCTCATCGTACGAGCGACGATTCACTGCGGGCTGAGCCCCGTCTGGGGCCGCATCCGTGGGGAGGTGGCGGCGCTCGTGGAGAAGAATCTGAGTTCGAGCGCTCTGGGAAACAACGAGCTCAAGATGGTGCCCATGAAAGGCCGGTACGTTTTCGACCTGTTTCAGGATGTGAAGCGTGAGCACAAGCTGGAGAGCTACAGCCTCAACAACGTCTCCAAGTGGTTTTTGAAAGATCAAAAGAACGACATGCCGGTCAAGGAGATTTTCAGACGGTACAGGGATGGAGACGCGGCTGAGCTAGGCGAGGTGGCCGAGTACTGTATTCAGGATACGGTCCTGCCTCACAAACTCATGGAGAAGCTGTGCCAGATTCAGAACCAGGTGGAGATGGCCAAGGCGTGTTGGGTCCCCTTGGCGTTTCTGAGCGAGCGCGGTCAGCAAATCAAGGTGTTTTCACAAATGGCCAAGAAGGCCCGGGAGCTCAATTTCATCATTCCGACGTTCCGGAGGCCGAACGGTCCTGACGAAGGCAAGTACGAAGGTGCGACGGTCCTGGAAGCGCAGACGGGTGCGTATTACGGTCCAATCACAGCCCTGGATTTCGCGAGTCTGTACCCGAGCATAATGTGCGCCGAGAACCTGTGTTATTCAACGCTGGTCATGAACGCCCGGTACGACAATCTGCCGGGCGTCACGTACGAGCAGTTCGGGCCTCATCGGTTTGCGCAGACCTCGGGAGAGAAACCTATAGTTTCTCTCCTCCCCACGATCCTCACGGACCTCAAGGCGTTCCGTAAAAAGGCCAAGAAGCTCATGGCCCTCGCAGAAGGGACATCGATGGAGGCGGTTTACAACGGTCAGCAACTCGCCTACAAGATCAGTATGAACTCAATCTATGGGTTTACGGGAGCATCGAAGGGCATGCTTCCGTGCGTCGCCATCGCAAGTACAGTTACGATGCGAGGCCGGCAAATGATTGAAGAGACCAAGAACTACGTCGAGGCGAACTTTCCGGGTGCAAATGTGAGGTACGGGGACACGGACTCAGTGATGGTCGAGTTTGACGTGCAGGGCCGCAAGGGCCAAGAGGCGATAGACTATTCGTGGGTCCAAGGCGAGCTGGCCGCTGAGCAGTGTACGAAGCTCTTCAAGGCACCGAACGATCTGGAGCTTGAGAAGGTTTATTGCCCGTACTTTTTGTACTCGAAGAAGCGCTACGCCGCCAAGATGTACGAGAAAAACAAGGTGGGCCAGATCGCCTTCAAGAAGATTGACGTCAAGGGCCTACAGGTTGTCCGGCGTGACAGCTGTCCATTTGTGAGGGAAACCCTAAAAAAGCTTCTGGAGATGGTTCTCGAGTCGAGCGATCCCACGCCCGTCATCACAGAGGCAAGGGAGGCGGCCAAGACCCTGATTCAAGGAAAGGTGCCTATAGAAAAGTTGCTGATGAGTAAGCAACTGGCGTCCGAGTACAAGGTGCCGATGCCTCATGTGACGGTCCGCGACAAGATCAGGGCACGAGCGCCAGGTTCAGAGCCTCAGCAAGGCGATCGCGTCCCTTTCGTGATCGTCAAGGGAGAAGGGAGAATGTACGAAAAGGCGGAGGACCCCGCGTGGGTCCGTGAGAAGAATGTACCGCTTGATTTCCAGTACTATTTCACGAACCAGTTCAAAAAGCCGGTACAAGATCTTCTTGAACCTCTCGTCAGTGCAGACTTGATTTTCGACAAGAAATTCATGGCCAAGACGGAGAGCACGACGGAGGTGGCGGCGCGAAAGGCGTTTCTGTCCATGTTTTCCAAAAAGGCTACATAAACGTTCAAGGCTCTGAAAAGACAAGTCAAAATGGAGCAGCAGATTCTCCAACTCATAGAGGAGGAGGTATCACGCCGGGTCGGGCTCCGGATATCGGTCATGTTGGATTTCATAGCCAAAACGTATCAGTTGCCTATAGAGCAACTTGTGAAAGACACGTCGGCTATAGAGTGTGTATTTTGTAAAGGAATTCTGAAAAGCAAGAAGCGATGTCTCAAGCAACCACTCGAAAATGGGTACTGTGGGTTTCACCAGTGTCAGGTTCCCAAGCCGCAACCTAAACTCGTCGAAAGGGTCAAGGCGCCTTGGGAAGTTTAGTTAGAGATTTGAGAGCTCTAAAAAGCAATGAGCAAGTCGGAGTTGCTACTGACGAGCCTCTCTAAATTTTTTGATGTACCAGAGAATCGTGAGAAACTTCACGATATTCTGGGACACCGCAGGGGCATCTCCCTACGCAAACTCGAGTGGTTCGTGACGAATTACGCCAAGGCGAACCACGTGACGTACACCACGCCGACCGGCAAGATGTTCACGGTCCACGTAGCCTACAAGTCGAGCCTGGATGGGTACAGTAAGAAACTGTTCGACCCCTTTTGTCGAACGGAACGCGTCGAGTTCCATGGGTTCACGACGACGTGCGCACAGCTCAACTTTCTGAAATGGTGTATCCAAAATGGTATAATAGAATACCTTGAGAAGGTCCCATCTATTAAACATAAGGAAGACGAGCAAACCCACCCTGAAACTCGAGAAGAGTATAACCATAGTAAAACAAATACAGATTGTATCCCTGTGAAATTTGCGTTGCATAGCTCGGGTTGAACACCAATGTCAGCGTCGTGGTCTGCGAATTTAACTTTGAAAAATTGAGGTAGCCTCCCTGATTATATTCACGGGGGGTGAGACCAAACGAATAACTATAGATGCTCTTTGAAGGGATGGAAAGTCCATGCTCCAAAGGTTGTTTGAACGTGTAGTACAACGACCCTTGGAACGTGCTCAGAATATCAACATTGTTAAGTGTAATTTTAGCAGTATCAATAACGTCGACATAGTTGGAGACGCCCGACGGGAAGTTGAGCTGAACACCCGTCTGAATGTACTGGGTCGTGTAACCGTAATTGTAACGCGAATCTGAATAAAGACCTGTCGTAACGTCTTCGTAATTCTTGTTCCTAAAGAACCACGCGAGTGTTTGGACAGGGAAGGATGCTGTGAGCTGAAGCTGAGGATTTCCGGCCGAGAATGTGAGGGTAGACTCTCTCTTGACGCGATTCACAATGTACTTGAGGGGTGTGTTTGTGTAGTACAGCTTTTCCGCATTTTCAAGCAGAATTTCTTCAGTCACGAGTTTTGGAAGCACCAAGTCGGTCGTATGGGGCGCGGCTACGTTGCACCACCATGTGTTTGGCTGGAAGGTGAAGCGCACGTAGAGCCGCTGATTCCACATTGCGCAGAGAGGGAAGTAAGGGCGACGGAGGCGCTCATCGTCTTGGTCGTTATGAGACTTGCGTCGGCAAAAAAAGAACTCGAGGGGAATGATATAATCCGTCGCGACCTGTGAGTTGATGTTTGAGCCACCGACAGCCTGAAACATACCAGTCTGTTCATCGGCATCCAGAAATATCTGATCACGAATAATGTACCAGTCGTCGTAGAGGGTCTCGATGACAGTCTCGTTGACGAGGAGATCCACTTGCTTTATCAGAGCGCGGCCAAGCTGAGCAGAATACTGCGAGCCTGGGGGCAAGGCGGGCATCGTCACCTTGAGATACATGTTCGATAGGAGATGGCCAAGCTCTGTAGGTAAGAGCTCCAACTGAATCGTCTGATTATGATAGGAAGGATTGGGCGGCGGGAGGGGGATGACGCGCTGATACATCACAGAGTTTGTATATCTCTTGAAATCTGGGTTCCACTGTGACTTTGTGAAATCTTCGAGAAGCAGATGATCTTCCTGCGGCCCGATGGCGTTGAGAGCCAAAACAGACGCCGAGCTGAACCCGCGGCCTTTCACGTCTTCAAAAGGGCCCGTTTCGAGAGCCTCGTATTTGAAGCCGGTGTTCAA